ATCTTGTAACATGTTTCGCCCTCGGCACGGCCCCGGAGCTACCGCCGATCATAGATCTGGAAATCAGAAATATGTTTGGAGGAATTGGCATGAACGTCTCGAGCCTTACTTCCCCATAATCGACAACGGGTATCAAATATCCGCTGTCGAGGATGGGATGCTCGAGGATGTCACGTTCGATACGCCAGAACTTGAACAGCCGGTGAAGGTTGTTCTTGTTCCGAAGACTCTTAAAGGTCCAAGAGTTATTGCCGAAGAACCCTGTTGCATGCAGTATGTGCAGCAAGGGATTCGCGATGTTCTCTATGATTTACTTGAGAACAAAAATCGATTTACATCTGGTCACATTAATTTTCGTGACCAAACCGTGAATCAGTCTTTGGCTCTAGCTTCATCGAGTGATGGTCGATTAGCAACGATCGATCTTAGTGACGCGAGTGATCGAGTTCCATACGACCTTGCGCTGCTAATGTTTCAGTCAAATCCCGAAGTAATGGAGGCGATTGATTCCTGTCGCTCTTTGAGAGCAGTTTTGCCTAGTGGCCAGGTTATCGGTCCTCTTCGCAAATTTGCTTCTATGGGTAGTGCTCTTTGCTTCCCTGTAGAGGCTATGTATTTCTACACTTGTTGTGTAGTGTCTCTACTTCGGTCGCATAAGCTTCCTGTAACGCCACGAAACGTTCTAAACGTTAGTCGCGACGTTTATGTCTATGGGGATGATATACTTGTTCCCACTGACTTTGCGAGCTCTGTTCTTGATTGCCTGCAAGAATACAATTGCAAGGTAAATGCCAATAAGACATTCCTGTCAGGAAACTTTCGGGAAAGTTGTGGCGTTGACGCGTACCGCGGGGTCGAGGTAACACCGATCTACGTTGGTACAACTCAACCTAAGAACAGGCAGCAGGTTCATGAACTGATATCTTGGATTTCTCTCGGAAATCTCTTCTACCAGAAGGGTTTCTGGAGATCTGCTTCTCACGTTTTTGATTGTGTGGAAGCGGTACTAGGGCCCTTGCCCTATGTATCTGATACCAGTAGTGGACTTGGTCGTGTCTCCTTTCTAGGTTATCGTTCTGTCCAAAGATGGAACGATCACCTACATCGCTTTGAAGTAAAAGCGTATGTTGTGAAACAATTGTATCGCACTGATACAATTGAGGGGCACGCTGCCCTGATGAAAAGTTTCCTATCTTTGTCTCATCCTTTATTAGATGAGGCTGAGAGGGATCCTCTACATCTAGAGCGATCTGCGCGGCGCGGAGCCGTTGCACTTCAACTCCGCTGGACCCCCGCCACATAGGCGGGGAGGGGGGCTAATGCCCTGGAGGGA